GCGGCGGCCTTGTAGGTTTTCTTTTTAGGTATATGGCACAAAAAAGTGCCGATCAGAAGGAGCTGTTTAATCAGCTTATTCAGGCCAACAAACAGACTACTGATAACCAGAATCAGGCTGTTAAAAGAGTTCCGATAGATACAGGTAGAATAGTAAGACAGATTATTGTTTTGACTATATTGTTTGGAGCTTTTGCTGCTCCTTTCATTTTGCCTTTCTTTGGCGTGCCTACATTTGTAGAGGTTGACGTAAAGAATCCTGAAGCTATCTTTGGTTTAATTCCCGCCACCGTAAAGAAGGCATTTGTAGAAATTAATGGCTTTTTCTGGACTTCTGAAAATAGAGAAGTGCTATTAAGTATCGTAGGATTTTATTTTGGTACCGCTGCTGCAACCCCTAATAAATATTGATAGATATCACTATGGCAATTTTAATTTTTATAATTTTGATGGCTTTGTCTTTTCTGACCGGTTGCTCTAGCAATCCAGTAATCATTCCTGATCTTACCTCTGATAATGGCGTGATGCTGGAGCTTAAGCACCGTATTGCGCAGTCAGAGATTTCAGGAGTTTATAGTTCTAGCTACGGTTGGCTATTTTGGTACATACCTTTAGCTGTATTGCTTATTTTTTGGGGTTACCGTAATTTAATTAAAAAGCCCCTTGATTGCATTGAAGAAGAGCCCGATTCCGTTAAACTGCAAGACAAGGTTGACGGGGATATTAAAACTTAAATTAAAACTTAGGGGTATTAACAGTGATTAAAGTAGCAAATAATATTAAATCCATGTTAGAAAAACAGGCTTTATTTACTGTAGGCAGTTTTAGCCCGTTTGAGAGTCAGCTCGCTAACTATGGCGTCTATGCTGGCGGCGGCGGACTTGCTGGTGCTAGTATTGGTGCTCTGGTAAATGCACTGCGTGGTGAGTCTAAGCTTAAGGGCGCACTCATCGGTGGCGGTGTTGGTGTCGGTGCTGGTGTTGGTCTAAAGGGATTGGCCGATGTATTAGCCGGAAATGCACAAGGTATACTTCGAGATTACGGAAGAAGTGGCTATCTAGTAGCTAAGGGCAAAAAAGAGGATGAAGCAGACTTAGCGGCCTATCGAGCTCGCAAGCAAGACACTTGGACTAATTACTTCAAAGATAAAGTTTTTGGTGAGCCTACAGTAGTAAAAGGCGATGAAAACCAAAAAGCCTACGAGAAAGTTATAGAGGAGCTTGCATCAATGAGTATTCTCGAAGCTATCAAAAATGATGAGCAGAATCGTCATTGGAGAACCGTCATTGATGCAGCACACGGTCTACACGATCTTATCAAAGGATAAAACTGCGAAAGAACACCAACAGTGATTAAAGTATCAAGCAACCTTCAACGTATGATCTTCGTCAAGTCTGCTGAGGACTATTGGTACGGAGCTGAAACAACAAACTATATTGATTTAAATGGAAAACCAACAAATCAATATGGCATTTATCACGGTTTACCTATTAGAGAGTCTGATGAAGTTGGGTGGCTTCAAAATCCCAAAAAATCAATTCCACGTAGTCAGCTTGAAAGAATTATCAAAGAATTAGCTAAAATTAAGGGAATCGACGTAACCGGAGAAAACAAAGATACCGGTTATCTAGAGTTTGGATGGAGCACAAATAAAAATAGGGGTGTTGCCGACGAAGAAATGTCTAAGATGATAAATTCAATTTTGTATAAATAGAGACGGAGTTAATAAATGATTAAAATAGCTCATAATCTACAAAATCTTATTATAAATAAATTATCAGAAGATCGTAGTCCAGGATACGTTGGAGTCCCAAAATCCACGGGGTGGGATGGGTATGGAGTTTACGAGCGGGAAGGTCAACCCCGTAGATACTTGCGTTTAACGCCTCCTGCAGCAGCTCCTATGCCTGTTATGCCAGGGCCTACATCTCCTCGAGTTCCTATGCCTGTTATGCCAGGGCCTACATCTCCTCGAGTTCCTATGCCTGTTATGCCAGGGCCTACATCTCCTCCAGTTCCTATGCCTGTTATGCCAGGGCCTACGCCTTCTCCAATTCCTATGCCTACTACGCCAAAGCCTCGTCCAAACGCAATGGATTACGCTAACGTATTACTAAGGCACCTTAATAGGCGGCGAGTTCGTACGCCTGCTACGCCAGCTCCTACGCCTTCTCCAGCTCCTACGCCTATTGAGGCTGAGTTTAGCGAGAAGATGCAGCGCCTTGATGACCCGAAGAGCGCATGACGCGCTCAATATCTTCTAACAGAAAGTAAAGCCATGTTTTCGCCAGAACTTATAAGTCTTGTTGGCGGGGGCCTTACAGGCTTCCTCTTTAAATATATGGCTCAGAAGAGTGCTGATCAAAAGGAGATGTTTAATCAGCTCATTCAGGCTAATAAGCATCCATACCTTTCGTTGCACGGGCGATCTGAGCGACCTCCCGTTGCCAGTGCTTCTCCAATTCCCCCTTATAATAGAGTTTATTAATTCGTTTCTTTAAGTACTAGAATTATCCAAGGGGCAATACGTTCTATTTTTGTAGCGGAGTTTTCATATAAGACTCCTCGCATAAAGCCTATTGAAGAAACAATTCCGACTATTTCATTATTTTGATTTAAAACGGGACCGCCAGAATCTCCGTACCAGATAGTTCCTTTGTAGCAAAGCATTTTGATATAAAAAGGGTCTTCTTTTAAAGTACCGTAGTAGCAAAAAGTGTTAAGGTCACTTTTCTTTCTGTATTTGCCTCCGTGACCCACGACTGTAAGAGACTCTCCTCGAACTAAATCTTTAGTGCAGATCTGCATAGGCTCCTCTAAACACGGTTCATATAGTTTAGCTATAGCAGCATCAAGAATATAAATAGAGCCTATTTTAAATAGAGGAGGAAGTGCAATGCTATCTATGCAGTACCGCATTCCATTAGTTTCAAACCAATGGAATTCTGAATCATCTACTACATGTCCTGCCGTAAGTATATGGTGTGAGTCTAAAAGAGTTGCGCTTCCAATTAACCTACCATCGTAATCAGTAATGCGACCCACAGCAGGCATTTCACTGTCTGTAATTAATGTAAACCCTTTTAAATACGAAGGTTTATATTCTTGAACTTTTACAGGGTTTATGGTTGTTTCGTAGGTGGCGCATCCAGTCCAAAGCAAAACAAAAGCAGTCAGTACGTATATGCTAAAACTAACTAAATTTTTATGCAAAGTTTTCATGATATAAACATCCGATATCTTTGACCTACATGCAAATTTAAGTTTAAAATATTTGAAAAGAAGCTATACAATGATACTGTCTTAAGAAAAATAAAGAATAAAAATAACGCCTAGGTTTTACTCAGAGTGCTATACCTTTGGCTCAAAATTTACACTTAACAGTAGGAATGTCGTATATGCTTCTAGGGGTAGTTTTTACCGAGCTTCGTATTTTTATTTTAGCTATAATTTTTATGCTATTAGAGCTTAAACTATGAATCTATTTCGCTCTTATTTAATCAAATACGCATATGGTTGTGATGCTGTAGGGTTTTTGAATTCTTCTGAGCTGTTACAGAAAAAATTGGAAGCTATTATGTCTGATATGGAAAAGCCTGAGCTAGAACATGCAGCCCCGGTTGACGACAAAGTTGTCGAGATTACAGTAGTGAAGACATCTACTAACGATAAATTAATAAAAACCCTTCTTAGCTATGGTCTAAAGTTTGCTCCAAAGATGATGCCTCTGTACAACGAGCTTGATCCTAAGGATTTAGCAGACATAAAGATAGACGTAGGGTACTCCTTACCTCAAAATAAAGATACTAAAGTTGATGATGTAGAGCAGGATTCAACTCAACAGTTAAATGGAGATAAGACTCTGTATCCGACTACATCGGATCTTTTTAATTTTAACAATATTTCTAAAGACACCGCACTTGCATGATTCCTTATAGCGCCTACATGAAGCGAGCGGCAGCGCCTACAAGACCAAGCCCTAGCTATACGTCTGCTACTGAGACGGGCCTTACTTCTACAGGCACTCCAAAACCTTTTCAAGCGCCTAGATACTACGATCGCCCAGGTGTTAATCCTGAACTTGCAGCACAAGGCAAGCAATTAGAAGCAGACTACGCTCGTCAGTTTCCATATGGAGACTACACCTATAGCACCAAAGGTTGGGGTTATCGAGGCGGTCAGCGTGCTCAAATGGATCAGGAACAAATAGACCTAAGGAATAGGTTTAGACTCTACGAGGCTCAAGCTAGGGGAATCAGCCCAAGTAATCCACAAGCTGTTGCGCCAAGCCCCAGTGCTGCAAGTGCATTTGTTGGGGACTTGGCTAGATCTCCTATTATGCCCACTGCTCCCTTTATGTACGCCTACGATGTTGGCACTAAAGGTTTACAGCAAGCTACAGCCGATAAGATGCAATCCGATGCTGTCTACGGAAGCATGTTGGCAGATGCTGGAAAGCGCGTAGCCAATCGCTGGGGCGGCAACTTTGAGCTTCAGTACAACGATCCCTATTTAAACTATGCTAGTTACGCTTTGGAGGCTGCTCCAAGTCTACTTCTGGCAGCAGGTACCGGAGGCGGAAGTCTTGCAGCTCAAGGTGCCGCTCGTACTGGTGCCACAGTAGCCCCAAGTGCCTTTAGAACTCTAGGTCGTTTCGCCGCAACAGGTTTTCAACCCGCACTTCAAGGTTCAACTAATCCTGTAGTTAGATTTGCGGGACGCTCAATTCCTGCTTTCACTAACTACGCTATGTCCGGGCTTAATCCAGTACCGTTAATCATGGGTACAATGCGAACAGCTGGGGTTGATAGAGTTCTTTCTCAATTAGGAGCACACCTTGCAACCCATGGTGCAGCTAACAACTATGCAAATGCCTACAGGGATACAGCTGCGTTTAATGCAGCAAATCCAAATGTTGCCGGCACTCCAGAATCTCTTCAGCGTTTTGGTGAATCTCTATTGGCCGGAGGCATCCACTTAGATCCAACTGCTTTAAACCCATGGGGTATTGGTGCAAGCAGTTTTTTACCTTCTATTGATGAGCAACGAGAATCAGCTATAGACAGAGCTACTGAGTTAAAAATATCTCAAATGTCACCAGAGAAGCAAGCCTTGGTGTTAAGTGATCCAGCACAGTATGCCGTAGTGAGAAAACA